CCACCTTCCATTTCCTTCACGTCACCCAACATTCCGTATAATTGACTATCGGTTGAGGTTTCGTATATTCCTAATTTTACGCTTGTTGTTCCTATTACTTTATTACCCATTATATTTCACTCCTTTGATTTTTTTGGGCTAATCTTGAAGTCTCATAGGCTTGAGACTCGGAGATTAATCTATTTCTGTAATCAATCCTTGTTTTTCTCTATTGCTACATATTAGCTGTAATTTAGCTACAACTTGAGCAACTCTCTCTAAATTATCTTGAGCAGTTTTCCATTCGGTCATTTCAAACCATTTTGATGCGGTATAAGCTATTTCAAAATAATCAAGATTAAGAAAGTACATAAAGTAATCAGTACAGCTCTTTGTCCACAGTATCGGTGCACCTTTAAATGCACAACCCTTGATACCCAAATCAGCCAGTTCATTTGACTGAGTGTAGTAATGACTATCTAACGCTTCATCTTCATACCAGTTTTTGATTGCTTTTGTAGTCAAGATTACTTGTGGAGTTTCTTCTCCACCACCATCATCTGAACATCTGTCATACATATCTCTCATATCATCAATCAAGTATGTAGTATGGTCTGCTCCAGACATAGCCATTTGCTGATTTCTCCACCAAGTTTCAACGGAACAGTCAATTCCACCGACCAATGCAGAGGTAGTTGGACTGGCTACTACATATTTCTTAATTCCAGACATAGCCAATGCGTGTTGTGAACCATCATTTAGTAATGCTGCATTGATTTTTTTCTTCATACTTTTCTCAAGATTATTTATATTCTTTTCCGTGTAGTTGAATATCGCAGGTTCACCAGTATTCATATCTTCATCAGTAAATATTCTAACAACCGAACCAGCTAAATATTTCCATTGGTATTTAGCCATTGTGATTATCTCACCAGTTTCAATACTGATTTTAGAACCACGACCTATCCAATCAACAGTCTCATTCTCTCCATATTCCAGCGGTTGCATAATGTCAGTACCACCATTGTATTCTACAAATTTTCCCCTTGCTTTCATTACTTTGAGAACAGGATTTGCGTCAAAGATATTGTCAGCTACATCAGGTTTTACTCTCTCCCACGTAGACGAATGTAAATCGTCAAGTGTCTTTGTTAAAGTTGGAAGAGCCATATTTTTTCACTCCTATCTTATTTTAGTTTTTGATATTCTTGTTGAATGATTTCCCTCCGAGATAGGTTTTTATCTGACTGTTTTATACCAGCCTCGACTGTTGCCCTTGTATTAGGAGGTATTTTAGGTTCTTGCTTACTTGGTGGTTTTTCCTCTAATTTACCGCCAGCCAATACATAAAGTTGTTCGGTTTTTAAGTTGGGATTTTCATTAGATAATTCATCAATTCTATCGACATAGTTCCAAAAATCAGGGTGGTCTTTGGCAAATTTCTTTATCTCTATTCTTGTGTCAGCCACTTTCTTCTTGTGTGTTACCATCTGTTCTCTGGTCATTTTTTTATCTTCTTCACCCTTCACTACACTTAGAACTTCTCCAACCATTAATCCTACCAATTTAGTTATCGGCAATTCTTTTATTTCTTCTTCAGAATAATCGTTAAGTCTGCCTCCAGACATAAAACTACTCTGCGGTTGCTTTTGTTTCTTTTGTTCTTGCAAGAAAGCTAAATACTCCTCACTATACAAATCTTCATCAGACCTTCTTAATTTCATTTCAATTGCAGCTTTTTCTCTTTTAAGTTGTTCTATCTCTTTATCTTTTAAATCACCATTTTGTTCTTTGTTTACATTGTCCTCGGACATTTTATTTTTCCTCCTCTTTTAATTTCTTTTCTTTTTTAGCTGCCCAATATTTCTTTAATCCTTCCATTCGCTTCTGTTCAATAGGGTCAACAATTTTTTCTTTCTTTATTTCTTGGTCAGCTTGTTTGCGGACTTGTCTTTCTTTGTATGCAGCAGTTCTCATTTCTCTTAATAACATTCTACTAATCCTATGCCTGTCCTTTCCAGTCCACAAACCCTCGCAAAATATCTCGATTTTATTCGATTTCTCATCCTTCGTGATGGTAATTATATTTTTATTACTTTTCCCTCGTATCACGGTTATTTCCTCCTCCCGTTTAATAATAACTGGTAAAATTTCGCTTATCACTTTCTTCCTTTAAATGCTTTTTAGATTTAATCCATATAGGTTTACTATCTAAATTAGGGTGAAAAAATGGTTCAAATATGTGCGATACTACGGGACATATCATAATTGATGTATCTCCCCCACACTCACATTTTATATCGTGCCTGTCATCTACTTTTGCTATCTCATCAAATATCTTATTACACTTACGGCACTTGACCTGGTACAGCGGCATATCTAATGCCCCCACTTATATTGATAACATTTAACTGGACAAATACCAATATATCTTAAAAAGTATTTAGTTGAATAAGCAGGTATTCTTATAACATTATTACATTTTTGTCTATTTGCCTTAATTCCTAATTTATTAAACTGTTTTATTAACCACTCTACATCTAAAATTTTAAAACAATTAGTGGCTAATGTAATATAAGACTTACACTTTTTACTATTTATTAAACTACCATCACCTATATAGAGTTGTCGTAGTGTTATCGGAGTAAATTTTATATTTCTTGGTATTATTTTCTTTCCTTCTGGATACCATTGTTTATATATGGTTGAAAGTTCTGCATAAGACCGAGAGCAATAATAATAAGTCATACTTCCATATTTTTTATCTTTAAATTGATACATTCTTCCTATTTGTTCTATACCAAACGATTTTAGTTTATCCGATACATAATGAATATATTCTGGATATTTAGAAGAATACCTAAACATTGCTGAATATTCACAACGTGAGTTTAAACACCCATCACCTAACAATTCTCCATTAATCCATTCGATAGCCTCTTGTGATAAATTACAACTATTTTTATTTTTCAAGTAATGTGATTCACTATTTGAACGAATAGGAATATTAAACTTTCTTAACCGCCTACGAATTGTTGACTCAGATACATTATATATCTTTCCAATTTGAATTGAAGATAATTTTTCATTCACATATTTGTTATATAGCCATTCCTTATTGTTGTATAGGAGCACCCTCTATTCCTCCTTGGAATTTCTTTTGAAATTCTTGCAAAGAAATGGGTGTTTCGTGATTCATACCCATTCCAGCAGTTTCAGGCATAATTTGTTCCACTGGAACTCCTTCAAATTGTTCAACCACATATCTATCTAATGCCAATAAATCATATGGAGGTTTACCCCCTGATTGTATTGCAATTTGCATAGCAGGACTATTTTGTAAATAAGTAGCTAATTGTATTGCTTCTTGTTTCCTTGTTTCGGAGCTTATTGGTTGTCCGCTTTCTGGGTCTACTCTAAAAGCATATTTGCTCTCTATCTCTTTAAAAGTAAATGAAACCCAATACTTTTTTCCATCAGGACCCACTATATCCTCTACCTGCTTTACATTCCATTCAGAGAACATATATTGATTATACTTTCCCACAATCTCCACAAGTAAGTCGGCAAGCATATCCTTGCGTTCTGATACTCTTATCTGTGAAGCCATCTGTACTATATTACTTTCTGTTGCTGTCCTTCTACCGCCTTCAAATTCACCAACTTGATTACGGCTAAACCCAACACTCTCACGGGCATCTTTTCTTATTGCGTCTACATCAATGTTAAGGTCGGCTGGAACATAAGGCTGGAATATTTTAATGCCCTTATCTACATCACCATTGGCTTTTAATGCACAGCCAGTATCTTCGGTAAGCAACTTCACTATTTCATCTTCACTCATTATATTTTCATCATATATAAATCTTAACTTGGAAGCCCTTCTTGTTTCCATTTGTATAGTTCTGGTTTCGTTCATAGCAAGTTGCTGGTCTTCCAAATATTTACAGTCAGGTATTCCCCAGTAATATTCATCATCATAATTAAAGGTAAGTTCCATATAGGGATTACCAAATTTCTGTAATTCATCTTTTTCGTTATACAGGAACTTTTTATTACCTTCCTGCATAATCATCATTCTACCAGACTTTAAATCCCTTATTTCCCACAGGAACACAAAATCACCATAGTTCTGTTTAGGCATTTTTTGATATAACTGCTTTTCCTTCATCCAGTCAAAAGTGGTAATGGCATTTGCCTTTATATCTTTTGCACCAACTAATCTTGGGTCTTTCTTAACATCATCTAAATGACGAACATACATTCTCATTACCCAGGGGACTTTATGCAGTCTATCATAGCCGTAAGGTACAATAAAAAATTCTGGTTTAATCTTGTCAGCCCAAGGTTTGCCTGGACTAATCATTTCGTTATATTCTAATCTATCGCCAGTCTTTTCATTAAACTGTAATAATGTTCCACCTATCTGAACATCTTCCCCTGTATCTGGGTCAGTAATAGTTTCCTTGAAACGAGTGTCATATCCATATTCGGTATCAAAACCCGTCAAAAGTGGGACAGTTCCACACAAACCTGCTTCCAATATAAGTTCCTTCAATGTCTTTTTTAACTTTGTCTTGCGTATCATTTTGTTATCTATTTTCTGCACTATTTTGGACTGTAAGTAATAGCCAGGCACTTCATTGGTAACTACAACCTGTGGGTTGGTAAAATATATCTGCGGGAGCATACTACGCAATATGGAGAATATAAGTGCTACAGAATACTTGCGTTTATTTGGAGTGCCCTTTTGAAACTCATTACGATAATAATTCCTGTATATAGCCCAATTAAGTGGATGACCATAATCCTTGAGGTATTGAATGCCTCCACGCAAGTTTTCCTGCCATTTGACTATTTCATCAATTTCTTTCATTTCCGCAACGCCTCCGATACTACGCTTTTACTTTTCCGTGCACTCTTATATGACATACCACTACAAATAGACATAGCGTGTTTAAGGTTTCGTGGCTTGATATTACCTATCGTTCCCTTATTCTTATAAGATAATATACACTCTCTTATATTACTTGAAATTGTCTTTTTAGACGAACCTTTTGCTAATGGCACTTATATCACCTTCTTACTTATCGTATAATACTAAATACTCGGCGCCTTCTTCAACTTCTGCATAGATACCATATTTACAATGGACTGCAAAGTCGAATAACGGCACTGCTTGGCTTATATAACCTACTTCTAACTTACCGCCTAAATCTTCATCTGCACTATCGTAAAATGTAACGATTGAATCTGTGCTTCCACCTGTAAGTATTGCACCGTTTAGCCAACCTTCTTCTTCAAATATTCTTGCAGAAGCAGTTAATATACCTGAACTGACAGATTTTTTATAATGACTCATTACCATTTTTATCACTCCTTTAAAATATCCATTTAATTATTTGAATTAAACCAATAATAACTAATATAACGACTACTATAGGTATAATAATATGATATAACTTTATATTATTTAAAATATTCCACCACATTTATTATCACCTACCATAATTTTGTTAAAAGAAATATTATAGGGAAGTTCCCCATATTTTAATTCCAAAGCGTGCCAACTATTACATACTTTACAAAGCAACTCAAGGTCATCTGTTTTTCTTTCCCCTTTAAGGATACTTTGATAAAATTGGTAAACCAATTTCCCGCCTTTTAATTCCTTTACTCCGCCACCATTTTTATGGTTTATCTCTAATAATCGAATATCATCACAACCACATCTAACACAATACAGATTATTATTAGAAACAATATTTAATAATTTTATTCTATCTCTTTTTCTTCCTTCTTTAATTTGTTCTTTATGTGTAATTCTGTATATTCTTTTCTTTTCTTTAAGACGCCCCTCATTATCTTTATAATATTGTTTTCTTTCTTCTTTGTGTTCTTCGTTGTACTTTTTTATATATTCTTTTCTGCGTTCCGTAACCATATATTTCACCATAAGGATTTAGGACTTGCATTGGCAGCGTAATCCCTTTGCCTTTGAAAGGGGTATTTACCTTTATTCGCTTTTTCATCAAGTTCTTTAATTATATATTCAAAGGAATTTACATCATATACGGGTTCTTTTACCCTTATCTTACTATAACCTATATTCCTTAAAGCATATGCTAATACATCAATTAAATCTCGTTTCTTGCCATAAGGATATTCCCTTAACTGCTTTTCCAGTTTCTTCATATCTTTTGTAAGTAAAACCTTGCCATATTCAAAGTAAGGTATCATAGATTCTATACGCTTTTCTTTGCTGTCCTTACCGCCAGGCACTTCCCTTACAATAGAAAAATGCACATCTTCGTTTACTTTTATTCCATTTTCATCTTTCCTATCCCTCTC